TGCTACAGCGATAGCAAGACCTCATAGAGTATTTCTTTTCTCTACGGTCTTTCCGAATTTCTAGTCCAAGTAAGTGCATATATTTATTTTATCACGCTTGACCTAATTTGTCAAATAGTGTATACTTTTAAGATGATAAGCGCTACACACCTTGGAGATTATGATCATTCAGACAGGGCTATTCTCATAGTGGGTATTGCCCTTCTTATAACGCTTGCAATTTATACTATAGAAAGGTTACGCAAATGATATTTCACAAACACCTACTTGTTAATGCCAAAGTAGAAAATCCTATCAATACCGAAGAGCAAGGCGTTGATTTCCTTACCCGCCTAGTTGAAAGTATTGACATGAAGATTATTAAAGGACCTTTTGCGTCCTATGTTGACAAACCAGGCAACCGTGGCCTTACGGCTATTGTAATGATAGAGACTAGCCATGTAGCATTTCATATATGGGATGAGCAGGATCCATCATTAGTTCAGTTTGACTTGTATACCTGCGGAGAATTAAATCTTGCTAAGGTTCTTCTTGCTTTTGGAGAAACCTTTAAAGTTGTAAGTCTAGATTATCAATTGTTCGATAGAGAGAATGGCTTTGTCTTAGAGGACAGAGGCTCTTGGCCACAAATCTGAAAAAATTTTTATTTTCACTTTCATAAAAATCTGAATATTTTGTTCAGATGTACGATGCATGATTTGAAAAAATATAACAGAAAAAAATAGTGAGCACATAAAAGGGGGAAGCCTTCTATGTGTCTTGCTGTGCGTCCTCTATGTAATGACTGCGATCATAGTTAGCAATAGTCCCACCATTTTCTAGGTGGGCTTTGCGTCTTAGTTGCTCAGCAGAATACTCAGCCACTTACTTATCTTTTCTCATTAGTCTAATAGAATAAACTAATGCGATAGTGCCAACTAGTAACCATGTAGGTAACTCTACTTGTAGTCCTATGCTATCAGCATAGATACTAATAAAGTCTAAGTTAATATAAAACTCCATAACTATTTAACCTCTACTTCTCTAATGTTGTAAGTGAAACCCTTACCTAGTTTATTTAGTTCAGCGATAACCGCTAAGATTTCTTCAGGCTTGCTAGCCTTATTGCCTACAGATAGCAAATTGCCACCCTGCCATAGTGAGTAAGTGATAGTCATAGTTAGTTTCCTACTTTCTTGTTATTCATAACCCAACGGCTTTCGTTAGGTGATAGGTAGCGGTGAGATACCACTCCGTTAGAGGCTACTAGCATTTCTAGGTAAGCCTTTCTAGTCATGTAGTTGCCTACTGAATTGCGAAATACTAGGGGAGTATTTGTATTAGAGGAAGCCATAGGGTGGTTAGGCTCTAGAACCATTGTATTTAGTGATATCATTTTGATACCCTTTCTTTTAATCTAGTTAGCGATTTGCTAACCTTTTTGCTGACCTAATTTATTTGCCCTATTGCTAGGGGCTCACTTAGGATTTCTTATTTAATTGTATGTCGTAAGACTATCACACTTTAGGCGAAAAGTCAAGGGGACACGCCGTCTATTTGGTGTGATTTAGGCCACTTATTCGCTACGCTCATGCGAACACTTGTTCGCCTTATTTGGTAGGCTCATTAGCCTTATCTATCTCTATTTATTTGTATAATGGAATACTATCACACTACCCCCCAAAAGTCAAGTCCTAGCACGGCGTGTCGTATGTGATTTAGCCCACATGACAAAAGGTGCAAAACGGACATCTACTCGGCGTGGTCGGGCGTGTCTTGGGTGGGCTTAAGTCCCCTTTATAGATACCCCCAAAATGTGGTGTAACTCACAATGGCATATATCCCATATGTCCGTTTTGTGGTACCAAAAATGTCAGTGGTGCCTGTTATACTTCTAGTATAAAGAAAGTCAGAAAAGGTTTCTGAACTAGAAAGGAATTCAAATGAATTCAACAATTATCCAAGTGTGTAAATCACACGTCCCTAATAAGTCTGCTATCTCAGACGTTAATGATGAGCAATTCACTTTTTGTGAAGTTTGCGAAAATAACATTGAGCGTTGGTATAACGATACTGACCCTGAACGTCTACCTATGTGGACATCTTGGCAGGTGTCTAAATGATAGACTTTGTTAAACAATTAGAATTAGAAAACTATCTCTCAGATGAAGAGATAGACCCTCTAGCCAAAAGGTTAGATGAACTTATCCTGAAAGGGGAATATAAATAATGAATAATTTTGAAATTAAAAATAATCTGTTAAAAGAAATTAGTCAATTAACAGAAAATAATTATCCTAAAATGTGGGGTAGTGCTTCTGCGCTTCTCACAATTGAACAATTAGAAATTATCAAATCAGTTATGGAAAAATAAATGATAAAAGAAATAAAAAATAAAATAATTCGCATTCAAGAATTGCGTCGTAGTAATGCTGCAACTGCAATTCCATCAAAGAAAAATTATTCAAGAAAAATAAAACATAAAAATAAATTGCAATAAAAAAGCCGAGCCTACTCGGCGCAGACGGCGTGTCGCTTTACGTACGATGTGGTTAAGATCACAGAAAAAAATGTCTCAAACTTTGAGATTTACGGCGTGTCGATTTGATTTTGTGAGATTTTTCTGCTAAACTTACGGAGTAAGAAAATAACGAAAGGAAGTGGCTAACAATGGCTAACTTATACACAATACAAGATTTACTAATTGGTAAAATCTATAACTCAAAAACTTTGCGTGGTGAAATTATCTCCGCAGATAAATCAGATATCTGGTATGAAAATGCTGAAGGATATTTGGTTCAGGTTCGTAGCGATACTGGTAAATATACTTACCGCAATATCGCAGTTCAGGTTGGTGAGTAATGGGATATATAGAAATCTTTCGCCTTGATGAGCAAGGTGCTGGGTGGGTTGACCTTTCTGAGGCTACCCCCGCAGAAATCCTTGACCTAGAAATAGGCTTATTTCAGGAAGGGGCTCTGTGAGGTATCTCACATTCCCAATGTCCTAAATGTCGCAATTTGGATTTGATAATGTCTGTTAAATCTGTTAAACTTACCCTATAAACAAACAAACGAAAGGAAGTCAAATAATGACTTACACTGTAAAACTAGAAACCTTTAGCGGTGAGGCAAAATCTATCGCTCTCCCTAGCAAGGGTGCTGTTGCTCAATTCATCTCAACTTACCCAGAAAAATTGCCTGTTGGTATTTCTGTAAAGGTTGCTTGCGATGCTTTAGGTGTTAGTGGCACACTAAGAGGAAAGGCGTTGGTGAAATAATGATAAACTCTGTAATGGCTTTTGACTGTGATGAGTGTAATGGACAAGGTCTTATCTTTTGGGGTAATGACCTTGACTATGATGTAGAAAAATGTAATTGTAATAATTTTGCACTAGGCAATTTATTTACTAGCGGAGAGGCTAACTAATGACTAGAAAAGACTATATACAAACCGCCAATATCTTAAAAGAGTTTAAAGATGAAATTCCGCAAACTACTTATGAAGATATAATAGATTTATTTTGTCAATGGTTTAAATCTGATAATGAAAATTTTGACTATGCAAGATTTGAAACTGCTTGCGGTATTGATGAAATTGGTTTAATTCCAGCATAATAAAAAATTCCTGAGCAAGAATAAAAACTGCTCAAACATTTGTTCGAAAAATCCCGAGGCGTTATCCACAGGTTTATCCACAGGCTTTACGTGTGTTTAAGATCACACCCTGAAACTTTCCAAAAATTACGGCGTGTCGTTGAAAATGTCAGTAAAGTCTGATAGGGTTATCTTATAACGAAAGGAAAACTAATGGGAAAGTTTAAAGATACTTTAATGGAGATACTTGTTCATAGTGATTGCTATGGCGCAGGTTGGCAATTCGTAGGAAATGCGATAGACTATGATGTATGGGCGTGTGAGTGTAATCCTTACAATATCCCTGCTGATGAAATACAGGAATACCACCAATTATTTAACACTAAGGAGAACGCATAATGGAATATAACTATTCACTTACTACTTCCTATGATGGGAAGTTAATTCATACCCTGCGAGTTAGCGATATGCTAGAGGCAGTAGACGCTTGGACTAAATGTGTAGACTATGGCACAGCCAAAGAATACGCAACATATAACTTATCAGACCCAATAGGTAAAATGTATACTAAAACTTTCTACACTAACGGAGAGGTCGTAATTAAATAATGGGAAGCGTAACCGCAATTGGATTAGCAGACACAACACTAGACTTAGAAACACAATTACTTTATCACTTAAAGGGTAATCATTATCCACCAGTCCCCGCTGAAATGGTTCAGCCTTGTATTGAAGCAATTGACGCTTACTATGATAAGGACTATTCACGAATGATAGATATGCCAATGGTTGGTGATTTTCAGATTACCTACAAAGGTAGTAAGCAAGCACCAGCAAGTGCAATAGTAAGCCAGCACCACTTAGAATGGTTTATTGAACCTAGTGATGAGTAATAATATGATTGATCTAGAAAATGATGATACCATTACCATTATGGATTATGTTAAAGTTGATGTATTAACTGCAGGTCAATTAATGGTTGATGATTTAATTGTTATTAACGATGAAGTTGTATCTATTGTTACTATAATTTCTTTAGTAGATGGCTATGAATTAGAAATCATAAATGATTTTGGTGAAAGAGAAACAGTTACAGTTGGCGAGTACGACCAATTTGATTTAATGATGTTGCAATAAAGGCGGGGCCGAGGAAATGTCCGTTTTGCCCTATTTTCTTAATTACGTAGACTTGTATTTTTGCCCTGAAAATGTTATAATTAATTATGACCCAATTAAAAAGATCGTACGACAGGAAAGTTGCTAATGCAGTCACAAAAAATGGAAAGCAAGCCGCTATGGCTAATACTTTTGGATTACCTGCTGGCAAAGAATTCTCATGTCCTGGTGCCACTAGCGTCTGCGAAAGTGTCTGCTATGCAGGAAAACTTGAAAAGTTATTCAAAGGAGTAAAGGCTAACCTCCTTCACAATTGGGAATTATTAAAAGACGCTGATGAACCTACTATGGTTAATCTATTGCAGAATATGATTAATGATTTTAAAAAGGATTGTGAAAAGAAAAATGCTCCATTGCTATTTCGTATTCATTGGGACGGTGATTTCTTTAATGATACTTACACTCTAGCATGGAAGACTATCATCCTTAATAATACAGATATAAAGTTTTGGGTATACACTAGAGTAAACTCTGCAGCGTTAATGCTCAAGGGCATACCTAATCTATCCTTATACTATTCAACAGATAGTGAGAATAAAGAGATAGGTGTTAGTCTTAAGAAAGATCATGGTGTGCGTCTTGCATACCTTGCCAAAAATTTTGCAATTGGGCAGGCAGATATGAAAGAGTTATTCAACCGCCCTGGGGCTAAATGTCCTGAGAACTTAAAGTCAATTCCCCTAATCTCAAATGCTGGTAGCGCTTGCGTTTCATGCGGATTGTGTGTATACTCTAAGAGCGATATCGTTTTCTCATCCTCTAAAAAGTAGGAGTATATGGAAATCTTATTACTAACAGTATTATTTATCATGATTATGTTTGCTGGAATGGGGCACTAATGTCCGTTATGTCCGTTTTGCCTAGTGTGATCTATCTCACAGAAAAATAATCTCAAAATGTGAGAAATACTAGAAATCAACTTGTATTTCTTGCCAAAAAATGTTAGACTTATACAGTAAGCCCAACCAACAAGAAAGAAGGAAACACAAATGGCAGTATCAACCGCAACCTACAAAGTAGGCGACCTTTACACTTCACAAAAGTCAAAGGTTACAGGCACTATCTTGGAAATCGCACCATCAAAAACTGGCTCAACAGTTAGAGTTAAGTTAGATGTTAATGGCGCAACACGCTGGACAACTTGGACAGCAAAGTAAGTTTAGCCTAGTGGCTAACTATCCTGAGCAAGATGTAAAAAGGCTCACTTGTAATTATCTTAGCAACCTGCTAGGATAGAACCCCCATCACAAAGAAAAGGAAAAACCCACAATGGCAAGAGGCAAAGCAATAAATGTAAAAATCGCTACACCAAAGGTTATTACAGCCCTAACAAATAAGTTAGCAGAACTAGAGGCTAACTACAAGAAGCAAGATGAGAACGAAGCAAAGTATAACGAAGCACTAGAGGTTTGGAAAAAAGAGTTATTTACTTTCGCTATCGCTAACATAGATAAGGCTCAAAATGTGCGAACAAACTATCGCCAATGGTCAAACAACCTTAATGTTGATTTTGATTTAACAGTTAAGGAAGGCGAGTTCCCTGCTGAACCAACTAGGGACTTTGAGCAAATCCATCAACACACTTATCGTGAGATGAAAGAGGAAATCTCTAACGCTATCCGTATTCTTTTAATGACGGACGAGGAAACAGTTAGCACTAGCACCTACAACGCTATTGCTCGTTATCTTTAATTAGATAATTAGGTGGGGAAGGGTATTTGACTTCCCCCCTAAAAAATGTTAGACTAAGTAAGTAAGCAAACCCACAAACAGAAAGGTAAGACCCAAATGACACTAGGCGGATACACATACCAAATAGGTGATTTATTCACCACTAGTAAAACAGGCGTAACTGGTAGAATTGTAAAGTTCTCACCAATTAACTCTAAACTAACTCGTATCTCATTACAGTTAGCAAGCGGACAACGCCGTTTAGCAATGGTAAGCACAACTAAATAATTTATCTCTGATAAGCACTTGGCTCATCTGCTAAGTTATTCCTGAGATAAGACTCCTGAGCATGAGTTCTAAACTGCTCATCTTTTAATTCCCCGCAAAAGCGGGGCCGAGGCAACGTGATCTAAATCACATCTCATTATGTGAGACTAATTAAGAAGCAGGTTTGCATTCCCCCAGCCTTTGTGATATTATTATATTAACAACAACAGAAAGCAGGCCCCATGGGAAACGAACTACAGGACGCAGTAACAATCGACAAATTAGAAGTGCCTTATAACCCAAATCTTCTCGTGACGTACAAGGCCATTGCTGGTACATACGCTGCTCCTGAAGAGCCAACATATTTAACATCCAAGGTCACTGAGATTGAATGGGACCTACACAATGGCCGTACAAATAAAAAGTCATTGCAGAATCTGCAGGGCACAGTGAATTCTCTTGAAGACTTAATCGTCGAATGGTACGACCCTAACTATTCTAAAGAGGATGTTCTCGTAGCGCTTTGTCAACACTTTGGTATTAATCCAGTCAAGGAAGTTGAAGTACAGGGCACTGTATCATTCAGCGGAACAATTAGTGTTCCAATTGCAGACCTTGCAGACTTTGACTTAAGCAATGTCACAATTGATGTTGATTTAAGTTCATATGACTATGACGCAGACTTAAATGTAGATGAAGTGTCATTAGAAGACCATTACTAAATTTGATAGGGGGCTATCAACACTGGCCACGGTACAGCCAGTATAAATAAGGGGCCAAAGATCCTGAGCATGATCATAAAAGGCTCTATTAATTTGCAAAAAACCCGAGGGGCCCGAAATGTCCGTTTTATACCATTTAAGAAGGTTGTCCTATGTTCCCCAGTATTAGTTGACATTGTCAGTCATGACTGCTAGAATTAGTTAAAACAATCGAAAGGGAAAAAATGGCTCATGAATTAGAATCTCAAAATGGCGCAATTAGTTTTGCATCATTTCGTGAACCTGCGTGGCATGGTTTAGGAACTGTGTTTACTGAAGAAAAAAATACTAACGAAATGTTAGTTGCTGCTAATCTTAATGGATGGAATGTTCGTCTTGAAGATATGCCAATCCCATCACACCTAACTAGCGACAAGGCATACCAATATGTTGTTCGCACAAATCCCACAACTGATACACAAACTGATGTTTTGGGTGTTGTTGGTGAGCGTTATCATGTATTGCAGAATGAAGATTTATTTTCATTTGGTGATAACATTCTTGATGGTGGCGGTCGTTGGGAAACTGCTGGCTCAATCAAGGGTGGTCGTGTAGTATTTGGCTCTCTTGCATTAGAGCGTGAAACTGTATTAGACCCTAATGGTGTTGCAGATAAGGTTAAAACTTATCTTCTCATTAACACATCACATGATGGCTCAATCGCTATTCAAGCAAGCATAACACCTGTTCGTGTTGTGTGCGCTAACACTCTTAATCTTGCATTGAATCGCACACGCAAGAAAGATGGCGTTAAGCAATCATTCAAGATTCGTCATACACAAACTGCTAATGGTAAAGTGCAAATTGCTCGTGAAACTTTAGGCATGGCTAATAAGTATATGGACGAATTTGACAAGATGGCACACGCCATGATTTCAAAAGAAATCTCCGCAAAAGATTTCAATGACATCATTCTTGCAGCATATCCAAAGCCTGAAAAAGATGCTAAGGGTGCAATCAAGAAATGGGAAAATAAAGTAGATATGATTAACGATATTTACACTGGCGAATTTAACGGAATGATTGCTGGTAATGCGTGGGGTGCTTTCAATGCACTAACTGAGCGTCTTGACTGGTATCGTTCTGCTCGTGGTGGCTCTAATGAGTCAATGCTAGCAGCAGCAAGTGGATTTGACGCTGCTACCAATGCAGAAAAAAATCGCTTACTAGATGTTGTGCGTAATACGCTACAATTAGTTTAGTAAATAAATCCTGAGCAAGATTTAAAACTGCTCTCTGGTCCCATAGATCAATTGGTTAGATCGTTACCCTGTCACGGTAAAGGCTACGGGTTCAAGTCCCGTTGGGATCGCAAGCGGGGCCGAGTCCACCAAAAATGTTATTTATTTTTCTATTACGTAGCACTTGATTTTTTCGCTGGAATTTGGTATTATTTATTTATGACCCTAAATGCTGAAATATATGAAATGAACTATGCTTGCTCTCCTGGCGGTGTTGACTGCTGGGAAATCAATATTCAAGGATATGGCGAAAGCACCTGTATCTCTGAGTTTAAAACTGCTGGTCATGCCTTACAATACCTACTTGACAATTATCCAACAGATGAGTTAGAATTAAATGTAAAGTCCCTCAACTGGTATGAAAAGGAATACGAATGAGAACCGTGACCCAACTAAGAGCCCTAACTGTTGGAAACTTAGTACAAGAAATTTATGACGACAATTACTCTCACTTAGAGTTTATGGATAATATGGGTGGAGAAGATTGTGATTGTTCAGTCCATATTACTCTTAATACTATTTTAGAATATTGGGAGAAATAATGTTAGGCTATACACAAAGAGATTTAGCAGACATGACTTATGGTGTCTATCAGGCAGACCTGTTAGTTAATCCTGATGAGAATCCTGCAATCCATAACTATCTAGTTAAGGCTCATGATTTCCTACAAGGCCTATGGGCAGAAGGGTACTTTGATAATGCCAGTGATGTGTGAGGAGTGCAAGTGCTCCATATGGCTAGAGAATAATCCTGATGGTACTAGGACATATGGTGGTTGCGAGAATGGCTGTTCTTGTTGTAATCAAGACCCTGAAGTTCAAAAGCCAAGGTTTAATTGGGTAAGATACACCTTTGTTTGTGACCCTGATGAATGTGACTCTCTTCTTGAATTTACCGCCAGGGATGGGTATGGCTTCCCAAATGGGGTAGTTAGAATGAACTGCCCTTGTGGAAGAGAAATGTCATATATTGGTGTTGAAGACATTAAGGGAACCTTTTACGAACCTGTGATTAAGGTCACATCTCCAAAGGTTGTCAAAATCAACTCCAACCCCTATAATTAGTATTAAGACACTAAAGAAAGAGACCCTGAATGCAAAACTTTATTGAGTTATCTGAGGAAGAATGGTTTAATACATACAAGCCAATTCCTAATCACATAGACCCTAATGCTTCTTTTCAAATTGAAGACGGCGTTGGCTATATGTTTGAGACATATGGTGATGAGGTAGAGTTTGTTAAATCTCATGACCCCTCCTATATTTGGATGTATGGTGACGGAGACGACGGCGGTTCTTATATCTGGAATGGCTGGCATATCGTTAATAGGATTGGGTACTTTGTTACTGAAGTTCCTTGTCCCCCTGACACAACCATTCAAATCCAAATAGGTGAATCACCTGAAGAGTGCTCTAAGTGTGGGGTATACATATATGACCCTGAAGAAGACGACCATGAATGTGAGGAAGAGTAATGCATACACTGCACTGGATAGCCGTAAAAGCAGAAAGCAGGCAAGAAGCCTTTGACATTGCTACAGTAAGCCTGTTGCCAAGCGATGAGGGGTATCGCCTTGCTGACTGGTCTGACTGGCATGTAGTTGGTGGAGGCCGCTGGAGTAAATCACAATATAAAGATTCACAAGACATGATCATCTCCTATGCTGAACAGTCTGATGAATTTATGAAAGTACTATCAAACATCAAGCAATATCGTATTAAGTACATGAATGAAAAATTGCTGAAACTTGATAGCGGATTTGATAAACTCAAATCAGATATCGTTGATTATATTAGTAATGATTGTAAACTAAACAATGATAGGGAGTTTGATTTTTCTCGCTGGGAAATCAAAGAAGCCATTACCATGCTAAGTAGTGAGTGGACCCCTGACAGTGGCTTTTACGATCACAGTGAATTTACCGCCAAGTTTCAGTATCTAGAGGAGAGACTTGACAAACCTGAACAGTCTAGGCTAGAATATCTAGTACCAGTAGACTTTCATTTCTAAGGAGACCCAAATGAAAAAATATATAGTTTCTATAAGCATTGGAGACAATGTTCAAATTGCAGTAAATGCAAATGATGAGGAGCAAGCATTTAATATTGCTCAGGATATTGTTTTCGACAGATATAAAATACTAGAAAATAATACATCTATTGGACTAGGATATGTATTTCTTAACGAAATCATTGAGGAGACCAACTAATGGCAAGATGGGAAGTTGAAGTAATATTTGAGCCCACAGGCGATTATATGAATTTTGAATATGAAACTGACAATGAAGATGAAGACAGCATCTTTAATGAAATTAGTAATCAACTGTCAATCGTACCCAATCTAATAGAAAAGAATGAGGAAGAATAATGGGAGCACGTTGTACATTTGTATTTAAACAAAAAGAGGACCTAGCGGTAGCGCTGTACAGCCACTGGGGTGAAGACTCTATGTATTCAGACCTAGCACAGGCCCTGCAGCATGCAGCGGTACGTAAAGGTGATGCTGAATACTATACACGTATGGCTGTTAGTTATCTACTAAAGGATTCCATTCTGGATGAAACAGGGTATGGACTCTATGCCTGTAACCCTAACACTGCGTTAGATTATATGGACCATCCAATATTAATTGACCTGACTAATAACACTATCAGTCATGATGATGTCAATCATAAAGACATTGACAGTTTTATTAATTATAATTTGCCTAGCAGTGTACACGCTGTGTAGGTATCATCCGCAAAGGGTAGGGGTCACCTAATGCGACAAGGTGGGGGGCGGTTGTGGGACTTGCCCTCCACCACTTAATTCTGTATAATGAAAGGAACTATGAGAGTATCTGCCAATGAAAGAGTTGCTAAAAAGATACTAGACCTGCTAGATTATTGGGAACTAGGCGAAGATGAAGTTGGAAGATATTTGGCACGCCTTGCACCAAAATCTTTATGGGAAAAGTTGATGTTAATGCTAGACCATGCTATACTAGAACGAAACGAACAAGAGGGGATAAAAAGTCTTGACGACCTTACCGCAGACGAAGATAAAGATTTTATCTGAGTTATGGATGAAATATAGAGATGAAGAAGCCTTTGAGGAGTTCTTTGACTATAACGATATAGGACTTCCATTAGCATACTTTATTGACTCTCAAATTGTAGATCCCTCTCCAAGAGCAGACTTATATCTATCAGAATCATTTGATATGCTTCTTGCTTCTCTAGAATTAGAGGATTCAGGATTTGAGAACTTGGACTCTATGTTAGATAGTTCTAGTACTTATGACGGCTCCCTGTAAAGGGCGTCGCCTCGGGTCCCTATTTATCAAACCATCATATTACGACAGATCTCAAAAAATCGTGGAACTTTTTAACAAACCTTCAAACCTTATTACGATCCAAACCTTTCTATCCCCAAACCTGATATAATCATTATATGTCAAACCTTACATCTCCAAAACAAACCAAGTGTTATTATTGTGATAATGATGCTATCTTTTACTCTGATATAGATGGTTTCTCTATAGAGGTTTGTAGGGTTCACTTTAAGTATATGTATGTTGGTTGATCCCCCGCCAAAAAATAATGTTATAATGATGATATGAGTCCCCGCCACTTTTCAAGAGCAATGTTCCGCCGTCAGTCTGAAAAAGAAAGAGAGATAGAAGAGGCGATAGAGCACGCAATTTCCTTTGCGTTTTCCCCAGTGATACACCCAATAAAAACGTGGGGCAATTTGAAGCGGGTATTTAAAAGATACCGCAGACAATCTGAATCATAATACTACCCTATATAAAACCTTAATATTTTCAAACCTTTTTATTATTTTTATTACGAAATCTTTTATTTTATCCTGGAAATCCTATGGTTTTAAAGGTTTTTTATTATTTTTTTATATGCTTTTTGGGCTTGACAAACCATTGTTTCTGGGATATAATCTGGCTATGAGGCATATAAGGTTTGATGGTTTGATGGTTTAAAGGTTTGATGGTAGGGGGTTTGACGCCGCCCTCTTTACAAAAAAACATTACGAACGCTACGTATAAATGCTCCATTACACACCACTTTCCTCCACTTTACTCTTCAGTCAGATCTAAACCTCATCAGTAATATTTATTTGTCTAATAACAAACCCTAAAACCCTCATATCAGGCCATAGAAGGCTATTAGAGAGTCTTTCTCCTTGCTTCCCATCTATCAATATCTTCAGGAAAATCAAAATCTTCAGTCCAATCATCTATCTCCACAGAGTGAAATCTTGTTCTGTCTTGGGTTAATTGATCATACAAACGCCAACCACCAGTACTGTAATTCTCTTTAGATTCTATGATTTTTAATATTGTAGACTCTAAGACAGGAATAGAAGAACCTTCAAACCCTATGCCCCATATCTCTTTCCATATCTTTTTTGTAAGGTTAGATCCTTTGCTGCGTAGATAAAATGATAGGCCATAGGGGTCATTCATTATTGCCTCAACGGCTTCATCTGTAAAATATACATCTGCAAAAACCAGAATATTCTTACCTTCTGACCAGATGTCCCTACTTGACCAGAACTTGGCTATATCTTTCCATTCTTTATTTTTGGCGGGTATATAAGTCTCGGCAAAACCTTGTTCCTCATCTGCGACGATTATGACCTTATCAGCATATTTAGAAAACTGCCTATATGTCCTTTCAATCAGGACTTCCTCTTCAATTACAAGCCTATGCTTGGGAGCACCTCTATAGTTATTCCACCTTGTGCCATCACCTGCTGCTAATATAAAGACTGTTTTCATTATTTGATTATACTAGGTTTTATATCATAACAGGGGTGTTATTGGCTATAGGGTTTGATATGGTTCTTTTGACTATCCCGCTCAAAATTCAGGCTACCAGCAATATGGCATTTGTAGTGCTTTGTTTGGATAACTGTCGATAATTAATGTTACATCATCTGGTTGTTCAGCATTAAACCTTTGAGCATATTTCTCTTTTAACTCTGATAGTTTTCCAAAAATAGTGGTTTCTCTAGTAGTAGTTAGGTTATAGCATAGAGCACCATTACGATCCCCCATAACTTTGATACAGTCATCAAACCCATCAGCATCAAAAAAATATGTTATTAAGAATATGTATGGGACTGGGCTAACTCTATAGGCCTGTAAATTCTTTAGACGCATGCCCTTTTCTTTAGGAAGAAAGCCACCAAATAAAAATGCATTTGAGATACCAGCAGATACCGCAGATGCAATTATTACACTAGGGCCAGGAGTTGATATTATTTGGATACCACGTTTAATGCATTCTTGGGCAATTGCCCCCCCTGGGTCTGCTATCCCTGGCATGCCTGCATCGCAAATTACATAAACATCCTCTCCTGATGTTAATAGGTCTAGGACATTACGAATGAGTGGTTCTTCCCCTATATGGTCAGGCCAAGTATGGGCATACATTATGTTGGCCCCAGGTTTATCTATATTTAAAGATTCTAAAAATCTCTTAAAGTCTTCTGGGTTTTCTGCCACTATATTTTTAGCCTCTTTAATATAATTCAAAGATCTAATAGACATATCTTCTGGATTTCCTATAGGAGTTCCAACCATAAATAATTTGCTCATAAAGCCATTATAGCAGTTGACAAACCTTTTAGCATGTTATATACTTATAATGCTTAACAAAAGCCAGACGAATTGGGCGCCTGACAACGTCTATAAATGAACTGATCAGGATAGGACCTGGACAAGTCTTAAAACTGTCCCTTACATTAAGGAGTGATATGTTTTATTTACTACATTCATCAGCAATTGTTTTACTAGTGCTACTGTCATACAAATTAGGCTATAAGCAAGCCGTGAATAAAGAAAAGATAAATTTATGACTAAATATAAAGAGTGGAGAGTTAGCAATAGGACTTGGGTTTCTGTTGGATTCAATCCCCGCAGATTTGGATTAGGTTTTAGCGTAGACAGATACAACTTAAGCATAGACTTTGTTTGCTTCTGGATAAACATTGAATACTAATGAAATAGTAAGGATGTCTGTGCTTATGACTGAGATGGACACTGGCTTTATTCTTACCCCAGAATATAGAGAAGATATGATTAAGAGAATATTGGCTAAAGTAGAAGAATCTAACCATTAGTGCACCGCTAGGTGCATAGATTAGTTTACTCTTTCTACTTTTCGCCGAACTTAAAACCTCTATTTTGCGCCTTGACTTTACCGCCGATTTTCTAATTCTAGAATACGTTTCTTAAGAGGTTTGAGCATATGTAACACTAAGACAAAATCTAAGGCCAAGCCCACAATCAATCCAACAAAAAACCAAAGCACTCCCATATCCACCCCTAAAAGTATATTAATTTATTATATCGCATTACGTGTTCCATTGTTTGTATCTTTAACAGTAGCATTGATAATTTTAATTACCCTCTTTGATGATATTTTCTCACTACTAAATGCTTCTGTATAGCCATCTTGAGGCATGTCTTCTTTGGCTAAATACCGCCCAGGAAACTTATTACGAAAAACCTTTAAAACCTCCTGCTCTACAGACCTAGCAACTTCCCTATTCTCAAAATACCAATAGTCAATTAACATCCAGCCTTTGACCCTGTGCTGTGAATATCTACGATTAGATAGGTTAGATATGCCAACCTTGAACGCCTTTAGCGCTGGAGAATATATTAAGTATAGTAATGCTCTTTCCATTTATACATTATATCTTGACTTATCCCCCTTTGTTTGGTATACTGATACAAAGAGGAGTAACATGACAGCATTACTTATGATGTTTAGTTTTTTTGCAGGGTTTATTGTGTGCTACATTGGCATGACATATGGAGTTGATCAAGAGGGTACTTGGGTCAGCAACAAAGAATTTGATAGTGAGTAGTAGGGCGGTCATCTGTGAAAAATGTAACAAAGAGATTGAAGTTAGATGGGGAATTTTTGCCAATCAAACCCTTTCAAGACACTATGGCTTGGAGCATAAATGAAAAAAAATAACAACGATAAAAATAAGATTAAGATAAAAAGATCTAGGAAAAATAAAAAACGATTGTTAAATAAGAAAAAAGAGTCTAATCTTTTAGGCCAGTATGAAATGCTTCGACAGTCATTGTTGTCTAACTCTATTCAAAGAATAACTGATGTAAAAAATGATGAGGCTAAATAGTGACTTCAGAACTACACAAAAAAATAACAAATATTCTTTTTGAAGAAATAGGCAAGATAAAAGTTCATATTATAGATCCAAACAGTTCTATCTTAGAAATTGAGTATGAACTTATAGCAGATAGAATTATCAATGAAATTGAGGACTTAAATGGATAAGCATTACTTTGAGTCACCAGAGTATTCTTCAGATGATTTAACTAGAGATGATTATGCAAAACAGTTTATTCCTGGACAAGATAGTTTTACCAAGATCCATGGCTCTGGTACAGATACAATTAAAATAGTTAAAAACTTTATGCCTGAAAAAGACATTGAATTAATCATGACTAAAATTAATTTTATGTATGATAGGGGTGAGCATAAAAATTTTAATCCAGCCATTGTGGATTCTAAAGTTTTAGAATACATAAAAAAAATCAAAGAAAAGTCCGAAAGTCTTTTTAATATAGAGTTAGACTATGATGAATATGCAAGTCCATCGACAAACTTTGATTCTTATCTTGCTGGAAGAACAAAAAACTTTGTTACTGCAGTTCATTCTGACAACTTGGATATTGATAAAGAAAAATATCAAAAATATAACTGGAGCGGTCATATATCAAATTTAATTTATTTAAATGATGATTATAATGGCGGAGAGTTGTTTTTCCCACATCATAATTTAAAAATTAAACCAGAGGCAGGGATGTTAATATCTTTTCCTGGGCACTGGTGGAATAGACATGGCATTCTTCCTGCCAGCGATACAAGATTTGCCATGTCTGTATTTTTTAAAATAAAAAATTTTGAATAGTGTATAATAATATAAAAGGAGACAATGTGAACTTAAAAAAAGCAAGTCAAAGCGTAGTAGCGTTATTTTTACTAATTGCTATTTTTGCTGGTATTTCAGCAGTTTATCTATTGGCTAAATAATGTCAAGAAGATCATCTGGCAGTTATAAAAGGCACGATGGATTTAATTCAGTTCAAATTAAAAATGGAATGATTGTTCGAATTGGCAAAGATGGAAAAATAAGGCAAGTTCTAGGAAAATATGGAGAGTATAAAGGTAAAGATAAATAATATTTTATTTTTTTAGTTTAACTTATTTTTTTTAATATAAATATCAGAAGTTAAACTATCATTAAGTGCAAATGCATGCACATACCAATCTGTATTACGAATAAATTCATTGACAGCCATTACTACTTCAGTTCTTTCTTTACTCGTTGCTTCGGTATTATTTTCATAAATGCTGTAGTCATTTATTCCTATAATTCCTCCATCTTCTATAATTTCTGCTGACCCTTCTAGATAGTTTCTAACGGACAAATAATCATTACACGCATCTAGATAAATAAAATTAAATTTGTGCCGATTTCTTATTATAAATGTTTCAAAGTATTGTCTATATATCCTTACAGAAGCAATTCCTTTAAACCTAGAGCGAACAAAATTGTAATGTTCCCCCACTAATTCCCACCTTGCCCCGCCATATTCACTGGCATTATAGTCTATGGTTTGAAATGGATCAACTAGTGCAGCAATTCTTGGATTGACCTCTTTAATTACTGCTTCCGAAAAATCTCCAGCCAGCACACCAACCTCTAAATATTTTATATTTTTTTCTAGTGTTTTTAAAAATTCATACCTTGTAGAGTATAATTTGGCCCCATTTATTTTTTCTTGCGGTATCACGTCTGGAGCGCCCTGGGTTGGGGGGAGAACGAATACCATTTTTAAATTATATCATAGTGTATAATAGAAAGATGACAAATCAAACTGGTTCTAGTTATGTTCCTGAAAAAAAAATAGATAACATAAGCAAAATTATTGGCACTGGGCCAGACACTATCAA